TTCCCGTTGCGGATAGTTGGGCCACCCCAACCGCATCGTCAGCTACTTTTGCGAGAGTGACCGCATCGTCCGCAATCATGGCGGTAGCTACCGTTCCATAGGAAGCATCTGTCCCATCAGATTGAAGAACCGTGTTTGCAGATCCAACAGCCAATGCCGCAGGATCTCCGCTGCTGTCACCGGAAATAATAGAACCTCTGGCTAATCCAACCATCTTTGCCAGAGTAATCGCGTTATCCTGAATAGAAGCAGTTGGTACTCCAGCCGAGCCATTTACCTTGAACCCAGATTCCAGATCCGGGACCCCTGTGCCGTTCCCAGCCAGGGAGAGATCCCCGTTTGTGGCTAAAGAAGTAATGGAATCTACCGTCCACACACCCGCACTTGTCAAACGGGCTTTCTCAGCGGCTGTCGCACCACCGACCATGGTGTTAACAACCAAATCAAAATCTTCGGCCCCGGAAGAAACGTCTGTAGTGACGGATTGAATGGTATGCCCAATTTCATTGTTCCCAGCAGCGGTCTCCGTGGTAAATTCGATACCCGTACCAATACCAGCAGCGGGTGTGCCGCTACTCGTTCTTTTTACGATAAGAGGATTCAGTACTGTATTCGTGCCGCTATCTTCTTTTGCTGTGGTAATGCCAGCAGAAGAGGTTACTGCGCCATCCAAAGCAGAGGTTCCCGTTACTTCCAAGGTAGTGACTTGAATATCCGCTAAAGCGTTAGTTACGACAGCCCCACTTCCAGCCCCGTCGCAATAGACGATTACATTTTTGCCATTCTGAAGAGTAACATCTGCACCAGATCCTTGGCTAAAAACAAGCGAATAAGGACCACTGGAACCAGCGTCCGTGGTTGCATTCTCAAAAATAAACCATGCTTTGGTAGTATTGGGGGCAATCGTAATCGTGCAGAGTTGACTTAGAGCACCCGTGAACTTGATAACACGAAACATTCCATCTTGTAAATTTTCAGTGGCTTCCGCAGGAGAAGCTTCTCGAACCGTTAAGGTCGCAGTAGATGCATCGGACAGGGTTACTGCCTTGTACGAAGCAATACGATCCAGAATGTCTAGATTGAAGTTAGTGGTTGTCCCCCACGTACCAGCTTGGTCGCCTGTCGCAACAGCTTCAAAGCCGAAGTTGGTTGTGAACGTAGAAGCCATTGTCTTCTCCTGTAATTATGTTGGTTCCGTGGGCCAAGTAAACGAATCAGGCCATGCCGACATATCTGTTGTTGCGGGTAAATCTCGTAGAACTTGTCTGTAAGTCGCCCATTCCGCTTTCTTGTCCGCAGCCAAAGAAAACGAATAGTCAGATACTTGCGTCCAATCGGAAGCTGAAAGTTTTTCGTCCCTCTGCTCCCGTAAATGGCTCATATGACTTGCATCACGCGCAGCTATTTCCTCTGCCGTCATATCCCTTGCACGATGTATCAAAAGTACTCTGTTTTCTTCGACAGTAACTATATCTGTATTGAACGTCTGGTTGGTAGCAAGAGTAACATTTGTCTCCACAAGCGGAAGCCACCCAATGGTCTTGAGATATGCATTATTGCCGTTGGACAAATGTAAATTGGATACGTTGCCCCAGTTCCTTGGCAAACTACCCAAATAATCTACGCTGCCATCGTCTTTAACGTGTGCATACATCGCAACCGCTCCTTAATCTTTGCGAAAGGCTCTTCCCAACTTCCATATTTTTCCTGTCGGAAAAGAGTGACGCTATCATAATATGGTGTCACATCTCCCGGTAGCGCCCACAAGTAGTAGGACAAAACAGGAACTACAATCCATGTTTCCACACCCATCGATGCTGCCAAATGTGCAACGCTGGTGCAGGAGCTTATTACTAGTTCACATTGGCTGATGGACTTCCTGGTAACTTGCCAATCATCTAACGGAGCTTGCCCCATCCACTCTGGTTTCAGCTCTGCATCTTTATCTCTCTGCAACGAAACACAATTATATCCCTTAACAGCATCAAACATTAAATCAGCCGGGAAGAACCTGTGCTGTTCATGCTCAAACTTAGGATTACCACTCCACCTTACTCCTACACGTCCCGATATTGGGTCAGCAGTGCGATCAATATACGGAGTTCCTTTTAAATCTTCATACTCATATCCCAAAGGAACGATTGCCGACATCGAAGGAAGCCAGTAATCATGGTACGTTCCACACGCTGCATCATGTTCTACTACTGGAAAGTTCTCTGCAAACATAGGAGCTAATTCAGGCGAACAGGAAATTACCACTCTATTTCCTCGTTCCTGCAAAGCAAAAGCAAACCGATAACTCTTAATCTGGTCACCAAGACCCCCTTCCAGATTAAGCAGGACAGTTCCTTCTTCTCCATTCCAGATAGGTTGTTTGGAACCTATATGCCTGTTGCCAAATACATCTTGCCTTCGCCCTTGATCTAAAAGTTTATGCCCCTCCAATAATTTACCTTGTCGGAGCAGATACCATCCACGGTTAAAAGCTGCGCGTTGACAGGTTGGGGTTTCCTTCTCCAGTTGTTGAGCAATTTCCCAACCCTTCTTAAAATCTCCCCGTATCCCTGCTGCTAATTGCAAGTCTATCAAGGTCTCTTTCTTTGTAGGTTCTGGCTTGTCATTCCAGAACTCTCCGCCAGAATAATGCTCCCATAACTCATCGCCCAACAACTCTCGTGGAGAGTACTTCTGTTGACTAACCACTGGACGTATCCGGTGCAAATCTTTAATGCCCCATATCCCGTCCTCCTCTGTCGAGGGGGGGACATTATCAAGTTCATGGGTGAATTGTTCTACCCCAATGAAATCAGAAATACGATTCATCTGAATCTGAGTGTGGTTTACCAATTCATCATATTCAATAAGCAAAATATTATCTGGATACTCCTTATAAGCATGGCGTAATTCAGTATAACTATTAATAATATATACGCTTAAATGTTTAATAATACTTTCTTTCCCATGAATATACTCAGCATCTTCCGAGGGACGAATAAGTTTGTAAACCGAAGCAAGACATTCATTGATAGGACGAACTGTTGCAACAATCTTAACTTCTGCCTGATTTTTCATCATCAATTTGATAACTTCTAAATCAGTCCACCCTCTTGATTTATCAAAAATTATAGGACAATCAATTTTCCCGTACCGGGATTTCTTCAGGACTTCTACACATTCTTGTTTCTGCAATCCATCCGATGCTGAACCCGAATTTAAGGAGAGAGTTTGTGCAGTTGCCGAAGTTGTATCAGCTCCCCATGAATACTCAAAAGCTCTTAGCATAGTTGCCAGTTTACTTGTATTACTAGCATAAGTATCAGGACGCTGGTTCAATAAACTAGTTAAAAGTGTTGAACCAGACCTTGGGATTCCAGCTAAGAATTTTAATTTCTTCATCAAGCCGACCGCACAGCGTGTACCATCCACGCTTGTGAGTTACCCACAGAAATCCAATCTGTATCAGAGCCGACCTGTGCTGGTGAAGAAAGATTTGTAGTGTCTCCATGACCAAGAACACCAAAACTACCTCGACCACATGTCCATAAAGTTCCATCTGTTTTTACAGCTATACCGGCATATACCGGACCTGTTGTTACTTTCCAATCTGTTAAAGAACCAACCTGAACAGGAGAAGACCTATTAGTTGTATCTCCCAGACCTAACTGACCATAATCATTAAGACCCCAAGCCCATAAAGTACCGTCTGTTTTTACAGCCCAGACACCTGATTTAAAACCCATTGATGCATAAGCCCAATCTGTACCAGAGCCAACTTGAACCGGAGAACACCTATCCGTCGTATCCCCCAAGCCTAGTTGCCCCCATGTATTCCTGCCCCATGCAAACAGCCTACCATCTGACATAATAGCAACAACTTCAGTGAACCCTACACTGATTTGACTCCAAGTTTCCAAGGCCCCAACTTGAATCGGAGAGGATCTATCTGTTTCATCACCTACTCCTAGAACCCCGTTACCATTATCTCCAACGCCAAACAATTTACCGTCATTGGATGAGCCGTGATTAGTAATAGCAAAACTCAACCTATAATTCCCCGCACATTTTGACCAATAGGTTTCAGACCCAATCTGCACTGGTGAAGAATATGTAAGTGTGGTAGTACTGCCTTGCCCTGCTCCTCCTTGATTATTGATACCACCTATAAACCACCAAGTACTATCCGTTTTTACTGCCCACATGGAGTAACCACCTGTGCAATAGGCCCAATCAGTTAAGGAACCCACTTGAACAGGACATGAAACAGCCGCAGTGCTTCCTCTTCCACCTTCACCATTATTTGCCCGTCCCCAGGTATAAAGTTTACCGTCTCCATTGATGGCACTTGCAGCATGATCTCCAGCCCCATATTTAGTTAATCCTAAGTTATCTAAATCTACAGTTTGCCAATCATCAGTGTTGGCTCCGGGGGCAAGCGTGATTTGAACCGGGGAAGATCTATTATTTCCACTGGGTTCGCTAATACCTAGTCCCCCAGCACCATCCTCTCCCCAAGCCCAAAGCTCTCCTGTACTCACAGTACTGCCTCCAGCACCCGCCGCAGCCATCATTGCTCGTCGGAGATTAGGCATTATGCCGGACTCTTACTATCTGCACTGGCAACCATACCATGCCAGATTGTGCCACCATCGGTGGTAATAAAAACGAGGATATCTATGCCACTGGTAGTTAATGTCGGTGCCGTTCCACCGGCCCAATCTACAGTACCAGGCCAATTTACCGTTTGCGATCCACCGTTTGTCAGGAACAGTGTAAAACCGCAAAGCTCGTCAGAAGCAGTAGGATTGCTAAATGTAAAAGTATTGGCA